ATTTGACTACGTTTAATAATATCAATTAACGCCATTGTGGTTTCATTAACTGAAATTAGGTACGAATACTTGTCGAATAAAGCATTCAAGTTAGATCCAATTGAATCATTTACCCCTAATATACAATCTTCATCGACTGTTAAAGTTTCCGAATAATTCAAATATGCGTTAGATACTGTTACTTTAATTGGTTCATCATATTGATTTTTTTCTGCTACTGAACAAGGTAGAGAATAAACAACCCCGTCAATTTTAACGAAAGCAACAAGTCCATTTAATAATAGGTAGCGTTCCAAAATATTATCATGAATCGAATCGGGTAAATTATCATATTTAAAAATTGATAACGCTTTAATTAATATAAGGTTTTTATTATCTTGAATATTAGTTGTTAAATTTGACTTATCATACATTGTTATTAGGATCCTTTCTTAATTTTTCAACCAATACGCTCAATGTTTTGGTGTTTTCATCAACCGCCTTTGAAAATTCATCAACCATTTTTTCATACATTTTGTTAGATTGAATGTTTTGATAGTACAAGGCAATACATGCCGCAATTGGAAACCCAACCGAATTAATAACATTAACTATATCGTTCATATTTTTAACCCCTTTTACAAATTTTAATGTAATTAGCTATTGAATTACCCACTGAATTATCTTGATAAAACACCTTTAAATTGTTATAATACCACGCTATTTTTTTCTCAAATTCATAACGTGGTTTAAGTATATTAACGTTGTAATTCGCTTGTGGGTTCATATCTAATGAATATATTATATCACTATTCGGGTTCTGTATTGGTGTTGTTTTTAGGTGTATATAAGTAAAAGATATATTTTTAAGAAAAATAATTTCACATTGATATGTAACATCATTAAAGATAATGAAATAAGTAAACGCAACATCTTTAGGTTTATATTTCATCGGTAGATGTGGGTAAATACCTAATTGCCAACTACCGCCCGTTATCATTTTCAACTTAGGGTTATTAAAAGCAAAATAATAATTATTAGGTTTTAACAATTTATTAGACGCTGTGTATTCAACGGCAACTGTTAGTTTAGAATCTCCATAATTATAAACATCTATTGAACCTTGTTTCATGTCGGTAATGTGATTAAGTCCCATTTCTTTAAAATAAACACAATACTTATTTACCGTATTACCTAACATGAAAATTTTAACGTCTGTTCTGGATCTAACAATTGTCGAAACTGTATTCATGAAAGTAACAAATTCATCTTGTAAGTATAAATTATTAGTAATAAATTCATCAAATACAATTGTCGTAACTTTAGGATATGATACAGACTTGTTGTGTTCATTTTCTGATAATGCAAAAGAATATCCTAATTTATCATCTTCGTTAAATAATGGTTCATTATCTTCACTAAAGGTACATAAGTAAAACATACCCGTTTTAAATACTACACTGGAATACTTACCTTTAGTAATTTTTTCAATTTCCCCGTTATCAATTAAAGACTTAAAAAGTTGTTTCATTCGCACACCTTTAACATCATCTCGCCACCGTCTTAAATACACAAATTCTGCATTATGCTTTATTTTATTTTCAATTGCCAATTTTAATAAGGCGTATGTTTTACCGTTGGAACGTTCACCAAAAATCATGTTATAAACTGAATTTTTTTTAAGTATTTTATTAACGTTGTAATATCTCATAGTTGTTTTACTACTCCTTTATAGATATAACCTTGTGCAATTTGTTGTAAGAATTTTCCGTATTCTTTAGATATTGATAATGTAAAATCGCACGGCTCAAGATTAATACCACTTTTAACATCTACTGTTGCCGTATGTCCCCTAAAGTCTTCAATGTTAAATTTATATTCATCATTAAAATATGTATGAGTTAGTTTACCAGTTTCTGAACTAGGTATATACAATTCATCATTAAAATAATCAAAAATATCATCTACATTTTTAACTTGCGATAACATATATTTTGCCCCGTTATTCTTAGATAATCCTGCGACTGTGATATGTAGTGTGTTGTCGGGATCTGTAAATATGTAACGCTTTGCGCCTAATGTTTTAAATTTTTTATAGGTTTCTTCATAGTCCCAAATACCAATTTGTTTTGATTGACCTTTAATATTCTTAGGGGCGAGTTCGTCTGGATCAATTGAATAATACTTACACATATTATCTAGTTTAATTTTAATACCTTTGTTGTATTTGTCTATGAATGATAAATGATTATCCTTGTTCATAATCTTTAAACTGTCGGTATCTGAATAGCAATAGTCGTTACCGACATTTATAATACCTAACCATAGATTACGCCTTGCGTATGCTGTAACCCAAACGCCCCACGGGTAATATAAAAAACGCTTTTTAGAATTGTTGTATTTTTCTATCTCTTTATCAATCGAAACCGTTTCAACGTCCCAATTACCGTTATCATCAACAACGTTATTATCTTGTACAATATCGGTAACAGTCATTCCATAAACAGAATTAAGCATTGCTTTACTATTCATGTATTCAACTCTATCAGACTTTAAACCCTTTAATTTTGTTTTATTTTTATAAAAACCTATGATACTTTTAATTATTTCTTTAGGTAAATATTGCATGTGAAAACCTAAAATATTTCTAATATCCATAGAATCCCACTTGTAACACTTACTTATTATCTTTAAATCAATATCAGTTATTGTTGTGTATACTAAATCACTACTATAAACACGCCCGTTGTTAATAATCTTGTTTTTAAGTCCGTAACATTTTGATTCTGATAAATAGCTTTCATAACCGATTTTATTTCTTAGATTAGTAAATTTAACATCGAATACCATACCGTATTCTTTTAATAAATCATTAAATGTTTTAGGGTCGTATTCTAATGGTATTGGTTTAGACATCGGGAACTTTTCAGATAACATAACAGTGGGGTAAGAACTGGTAAAATCAAAACTTGAAATATTAGACAATGTCTTGTTTACATGATTAGCATTAGCGTGTGTGTACCCACCTTGAAAGGCTTTTTTCAATTGTTTATAACTGTCTGGATCTAATGTTAATCGGGACATTAATTTTCTATATCTAAAATATTTACCCGTAGAAGATTTTTTGTGACTTTTCTTAGTGTAATAACAATTATCACGAACCGTATTTCGTACACGTCCCGTATTTGTTAGTGGTATTCTTAACAAATTGCCGTATCTTTCAACTTGTTCACGTATGTAATTTATTATTATTATAACATCATGTGAACAATAGTCTAATTCATCGACCGTCATTAGAGTTTCACTGGTTCGAATTTTAGAATAGTCAAGGTTACCTACTAACTTTAAAACCTTACCATTAGTCAAATTTTTAGCAACTGTGGCAAGATTAACACCCGACAAAATGTAACTATCTTTATATAGTATTCCGTTATCGGTTAAAGCCTTGATCGGTTTACGTGAATCTACCGCAAAAACATTTTTCCACTGAAAATATTTATACATGAATTGAAATTCAAAACTGAAATTATGTATATAGCATATTAAATTAACGTCTTCGCTTGTATGTAAATATTCTGTTATCTCGTTCATAAGGTCAACGTATTCGTTCCAATATCTACCACAAATAACCACGTCTTCAATCGCAAACATCCATATATACATGAACCCAACTTTATTACCTTGTACACGTGTAGACGTTGTTTCAATATCAAAACTTGTAATTAAGTCGTACGCTTTTAATTTCGAACTTGCGATAAGTTTAGAATTGTCTAATAACGGTACTACTGTTTTATTGAAATCAAGTTTTTTTATCGGTATCATATTTATTTACCATAAATCATCGAAAATATCCGAAACTTCTTGCTCTCCTAAATCTCCTATTAAGTCTATGATATTTTTGACTGATTCCCCAATGTCGTTACTTGCTTGTGTTAAAGTCTGGTCTGATTCTTTAACATATTGATTAATAGCGCTCCAAATTTTTTGATACCCGATTGCACTAGCTGAATTGTTCGCATTTTCCAAATAGTCATCGACTTTACTTGCTAACTCAAAAAATGCGTTACTACTATCTGTTAATTCTTTAACGCTGTTGAATTTAATACCTGCATTGCTTGCAAGGTTTTTGAGGTACTTATTTGTTCCCCTAACGGTAGATGTTGCGCTATCAATAAAGTTATTAACCCTTGCCAATTCGCCTTGTAATTCGTTATATGACTTGCCCTTAACACTGAATTTAACACCGCCTTTATAGTCTACCCACTGTCGGTATGCTGGGTTAGATGTCATGTTATTTTTTCTAAGTCTTACAAGTCGCTTGTTCGCCATACTTGCCTTTTTAGATATTTCGGCTTTGAGTTGTCTTATTCTTGCCTTGTTTGCGTTCTCTTCTGCCTTGTTAGGTGTATATTTTACTGTCATTTCATTACCCCCAAAATTACATTTTATCCATTAATTTAATTAGTGTATGTAATTCGTCATCAGTCATAAGTTTAATATAGATATTTAACAGTTTTACACTTGTTGAATAACCACGCTCAAAACTTGATAATGTGGTTACTGGTTTTTTACTGATCAATGCTAATGCTTCCAATGTTAACATTCTTTTATTTCTTATGGTTCTGCAATATTCGCCTACTATTTTCATAATATTAAAAAAGACGGTTGCCCGTCCTTTATACCCTTTCGTTATTTTGCATAGGTAAAATCAATGGTATATTTATCAGTGTCGTATTCTCTAACCGTGGCACGTAACAATCCTTTATTTACAGTTTCAACAAAATCATTATCATTAATGTATGGTTTTATAATTTCCACTAGATGCTTAGGTGCGAAAATGTTAAAGTCTTTTGTTGCGATTGTTAATGATTCGCCATATTTTGAATCGTTAATAAAGAATGCGGTAACTTCATATGGTACACCTTGTTTTACTTCGCTTGCCTTGTGGTATTCGTTACCTTTCGTATAGTTAGTATATGAACCTTTTTGAATTTTGTTAATATCAAACATATTGTTTTCTCCTAAAATTTTTATTGTGTTACTATAAAGATTTTTCCATATCTTTCAATACTTTATCGTTCATTGATTCAATAACATCATCTAATGTTTCATCGTATCGGTCAATTAGTAAACCGTCAAACTCTTGAAAAAATAAGTTATCAAGATATACAGTCTTTGGTAATTCTGGTTTGATTAACCATGCGATACCGTCTTTCAACGTTACTTTCATAATATCCAATGAACCATTTAATGGTGTTGTGATTCGATATGTCTTTGTGATAATCATGTTGTTATCTCCTTTGTTGGTATACATATATTATATTACTATCACATAGTAAATGCAACTTAATATTACTTTTATTTTTTATTTTTTTATTTATATTTTTTATTCTAATTTTAGTTTTAATTTTCATGTAACTATTATTATATAATTCCAATGCTTTTTTGTTTCACATGAAACATTTTTCAATTGATCCA